GTGAATTTGGATTTTCCAGTTATTGATGAGTATTTTGAGTATAGTCCAAAGACTAGTGGATTAAATACACAGAATAATCCAACTGGTTCTATCAAAATTGCAAAGGATTCTATTGCATATTGCAGTTCTGGACTAGTTGATAGAAACAAAAATACAGTTCTATCGTATCTGCACAAATCAATCAAAGCAGTAAATCAACTTCGTATGATCGAAGATTCTCTTGTAATCTATAGATTATCAAGAGCACCAGAACGTCGTATTTTTTATATTGATGTTGGAAACCTTCCAAAGATAAAAGCGGAGCAATATCTTCGTGACGTAATGATGCGTTATAGAAACAAGTTAGTTTATGATGGAAGCACAGGGGAGATCAAAGATGACAAAAAATACATGTCAATGCTTGAAGATTTTTGGTTGCCTCGCAGAGAAGGCGGAAGGGGAACAGAAATCACAACTCTGCCAGGTGGCCAAAACCTTGGAGAAATCACTGATATTGAGTACTTTAAGAAAAAACTATACAGAGCACTTAATGTTCCACCCTCAAGAATGGATGGAGAAGGTGGGTTTAACTTGGGCAGATCTTCTGAAATCCTAAGAGATGAACTTAAGTTCACTAAGTTTGTTGGTCGTTTAAGAAAGAGATTCTCAAATCTTTTTAATGACATTTTAAAAACACAACTTATTTTGAAGAATGTTGTGACCCCTGAAGATTGGAAAAAGATGTCAGAACATATTCAATATGATTTCTTATATGATAATCATTTCTCAGAACTAAAAGAATCTGAGTTAATGGCTGAAAGATTAAATCTTGCAGTGACTGCAGAACCTTATATTGGCAAGTATTTTTCTCAAGACTACGTTAGAAGAAAAATCATAAGGCAGACTGATGAAGAAATCGTTGAACAAGATAAACTAATCAAAAAAGAAATCAAAGATGGCGTTATTCCTGATCCAAATGCGCCAATAGATCCAGAAACTGGTATGCCTTTAGATGACACTATGAATGGTGAAATGGGAGCTGTTCCTTTAGATCCTGGTATTAATGAAAAACCAGTAGAAGCTCCCAAAGGAGGAGAAATATAAATAATATTATTGCATTTATAAAATTAAACTATGGATGAACTAATCGACATGATCATTGCTGATAAATCTGCTTCTAGTGTCAGTGACAAAATCAAAGACGTTTTATATTCAAAAGCGGCTGAAAGAGTAGATTCTTTAAAACCATCAGTAGCAAGTTCTATTTTTGGCGATGAAGAATCTGAAGATGACACTGAAGAAGAATAAATATCTTAAAAAATAAGTACGATGACACAAAGAACAAGACTGATTGCAGGAGAAACTGCATTAACAACATCCAGCGGTGATGTGAATACACTTTCAAATGCTACTTGCATTCGAGTTTGGAATGGTCATACAGATACTGCAACTGTAAGCATTGCTAAGAGTACAGAATCTGGTTATGCAGGTATTGCATCATTAACGATGGCATCTAAAACTGTTGAGTTTTTAGAAAAAGATGCACAGGATATCATCTGGTCAAATAATACTGCAGTATTGGCGGCAAAAGTAGCATTCACAAACTAATCCAATGAAACTAATCAGAGAAGAAATCGAAAAAGTTGAAGTTCTTACAGAAGGAACTGGAAGAGAAGCAAAACTTTACATCAAAGGACCATTCTTACAAGCAGAATGTGTAAATCGTAATGGACGTATGTATCCTATGCCCATTATGGAGAAAGAGGTAAAGCGTTATAACGAACAATATGTCCAAAAAGGACGTGCTCTTGGAGAACTTGGTCATCCTGATGGTCCCACAGTAAACCTTGATAGAGTTTCACATAAAATTGTAGAACTTTATAAAGTAGGAAATAACTTTGAAGGTAAGGCACAAATCCTTTCTACACCAATGGGCAAGATCGCAGAATCTTTACTCAAAGATGGTGTAACTCTTGGAGTTTCTTCCCGTGGCATTGGTTCTTTAGTTACAACTAAAGAAGGATATAAGCAAGTTGGTGAAGATTTTATGTTAGCAACTGCTGCTGATATCGTTGCTGATCCATCTGCACCTGATGCATTTGTTCAAGGAATCATGGAAGGAAAAGAATGGGTTTGGGATGGTGGTGTTCTTCGTGAAAAGCTCGCAGAACAAACAAAACGCAAAATCAATACCCTTGTTGATCAAAGAAGATTAGAAGAGCATAAGATTGATCTCTTCAATAACTTTTTGAATTCACTATAGCATATATGGTGGAAATCATTAAAATATAAATAAATATAGATTTAATACAGTTTAACGTAAATCGGAGAGTTTTAAATGTCTAGTGGAGAAAACTTACAAGAAATGGAAGTAGGCACTGCTCAATCCAAGACTGCCGTTAATTCTGGTGCTAAATCAGCAGATCCAATGCCTTCCGCAGGAAGCAATGCATCTGGTGTTTCAACTCCAGGTCAAACTGGTAGTTGGGAAGATTTAGGCGGTCCTACTCCAGAAAACTATAAGTCTGATGACGATTCAGCAAAGTTCAAAGAACCTTCACTTAAAACAGTGAAGGATGTGGTAAACAGAGGTGCTAAACCTGCTGAACCAATGCAGAAACTTACTGGAGCAGTTAAGGAAGAAGAAGAGATTGGAGATGAAGTAATCTCTGAAGATGATGCAGTCGAAACCGAAGAGGATCAAGAAGTTGTATCCGAAGAGGAAGTAGAAGAAGTAGATGCTGAAGAAGAGTATGACATCGAAGATGATGTTAATGCTATTCTCGAAACTGACGAAGTAGAACTCTCCGAAGAGTTTAAAGAAAAAGCAAAACTAGTATTTGAATCTGCACTCAAAGCTAAAGTTGGAGAAATCCAAGAAGCTCTTGAGATCAGATATGAAGAAAGACTCGCTGAAGAAGTTGCTGAAATCAAAGAAGCACTTCAAGAGCGTGTTGATTCTTATCTAGAGTATGTTGCTGATGAGTGGGTTTCTGAAAATCAACTCTCAGTAGAGCAAGGTCTGAAAGAAGAACTCTCCGAGTCCTTCATGTCAGGTATACATGATCTTTTTGAAGCACATTATGTACACATCCCTGAAGATAAATATGATGTTCTAGATAGCATGACAGAAAAACTTGATGAAATGGAGACAAAACTCAACGAGCAGATTGAGAAGAATGTTTCCCTAAACAAGCGTCTCGCAGAGTCGGTTGCTGACGGAATCTTCGATGATATTGCAGAGGGTCTAGCACTCTCGCAAAAAGAAAAGCTCGCTTCACTTGCAGAAAGTGTTGAGTTTGGAAGTGAGACAGAATATCGTGAAAAGTTGGTAGCATTAAAGGAATCATATTTCCCTGCAAAAAATGCTAACCCCAAGGTGGTTTCCGAGAACCTTAGCGAAGAAGTAGAAACTCCTGAATTTTATTCCAGAGAGATGGATGCTTACCTAGCAATGGTAAACAGAATCGCTAAAAACTGAAATCAACATTAAAACAAACACACTTTTAGAGGTAAACGCAAATGTTCCATTCAGAGCATCTGCAGGAAAAGTGGGCACCCCTTCTTAATGCTGGCGATCCTATCAGGGATAACCACAGAAGAGCAGTAACCGCAGTCCTGCTAGAGAACCAAGAAAAATTCCTAAGAGAGCAACAAGCTTTCAACCAATCAGGATCATTCCTAACTGAATCACCAACCAACTCAGCTGGTACAGGTGGTTATACTGGAGCTTCCGCAGAAGGCGGTCCAGTTGCAGGTTTCGATCCAGTTCTGATCTCCTTGATCAGACGCTCCATGCCTAACCTGGTTGCATATGACCTCGCAGGCGTACAACCAATGAGCGGTCCTACTGGACTAATCTTCGCAATGCGTTCACGCTACACTGATCAGAACGGTCAGGAAGCACTATTTGACGAAGCAGATACTCGCTTCTCTGGTCAGAACGCTGCAGGCAGCCTTGCACAAACAGGTTATACCAGCCCAACAGGCGATGTTGGTATCGGTACTACCGCAGCAGCATCTGGCAACACTAACCCTGGTCTTCTAAACGCTTCTGGCGAATATAACGTTTCTGGTGGCATGAACACTGGAGATGCAGAAGGTCTAGGTTATGGTGATAACTCTGGTTTCAACGAGATGGCCTTCTCAATCGAGAAGATCACCGTTGCTGCAAAATCCAGAGCACTCAAAGCTGAGTATTCACTAGAACTCGCTCAAGACCTTAAGGCAATCCACGGTCTAAACGCTGAAGCAGAACTTGCTAATATCCTTTCTAGCGAGATCCTTGCTGAAATCAACCGTGAGGTTATCCGTAGCATCTATATCACTGCAGAAGCTGGTGCTCAGCAGAACGTTGCTACCGCAGGTGCATTTGACCTAGACGTTGACTCCAACGGTCGCTGGTCAGTTGAGAAGTTCAAAGGTCTACTCTTCCAAATCGAGCGCGATGCAAACCAGATCGCAACCAGAACTCGTCGTGGAAAGGGCAACATCATCCTCTGCTCTGCAGACGTTGCTTCAGCTCTAACCATGGCAGGTGTACTCGATTACACCCCTGCACTCAATGCAAACCTAAGCGTAGATGAGACTGGCAATACATTTGCTGGAACTCTAATGGGCAAGTATCGCGTATACATTGACCCATATGCTGCAAACCTAACCAACCGTGCTGGCGGCGCTGGTAACGTTGGTGGTAACCAGTACTACGTTGTTGGTTATAAGGGTTCTTCACCTTATGACGCAGGTCTCTTCTATTGCCCATATGTACCTCTCCAGATGGTACGTGCAGTTGGCGAGAACAGCTTCCAGCCTAAGATCGGCTTCAAGACCCGTTACGGTCTAGTTGCTAACCCATTCGCTGAAGGTGGACTTGCTTCAGGCGCATCAACAACCCTTGGTCGCCTTGCAGCAGATACCAACCGCTACTACAGAAGAGTTCTTGTTAAGAACCTCATGTGATCTAAGTTCACATATAACTTCAGAGGGTGCCGAAAGGCACCCTTTTTTTATCTAAATAAATAAAAAGGTTATAGAGATGCCCGAAAGTTACAAAAAGTTTGAATATGAAACTGTAGATAATAGAAACTTTTTATCTGCGGTAAAGTTTAGGTTTATATTAAACAGGGCACCGAAAGTTTCTTTTCTTTCAAACTCAGTCAATATTCCTGGCATGACATTGGGAATTGCTGAACAACCAACATATCTGAATGATGTTCCTCACCCTGGGGATAAGATTCAGTTTGAAGATTTTAATCTAAAGTTTTTAGTTGATGAAGATTTGACAAACTACTTAGAAATCCAACATTGGATGAGAGGACTTGGATTTCCAGAAAACTTAAAAGAGATATACGATCTTCAAGATGCTGATGATAACTATATCAGTATGAGATGGGGAGCAGCAATGAATGTATATTCAGATGGCACATTATTAGTGAAGACAAGTAATGAACGTAATAACTATAATGTAGTATTTAAAGGAATGTTTCCTTATCGGTTATCAGAACTAAACTTTGACGCTACAAATACTGATGAAGAATACTTCACAGCAGATGTCAGTTTTAAATATATGATGTATAATATTACAGACTCACAAGGAGAAATCTTAAGACCTAGATATGATTAGTCTCGAAACCCTTCAAGAAATGTGGGAAAAAGATTCTAAAATAGATATTGATAATCTACACCACGAATCTTTGAAAATTCCATCTTTACATGCAAAATATTTTGATCTTTATAATAATCTAGTTTTACTTAGAAAACAAGCAGAGCAGCAGAAAAAAAATATAAGACATGATAGATATCAATATTATTCTGGAAGAGCAGATCCAGAGGTATATGTCGAAAATCCTTTTCCGAAAAAGGTTAGAGACAAAAGTGATATGGAACGATATCTAGATGCTGATGAAAAGTTATCTAAGATTATTTTAAAAATAGATTACTATGAGGTAATGCTTAAGTACATTGAGGATATTTTGAAGCAGATTCATAATAGATCCTATCAAATCAAAAACTCAATTGATTACATGGCGTTTCAATCGGGGTTAGGATAAGCAGATAAATAGATATAACAAAGATGATTTTTTTGTTATATGTGCGACGTAAAAATTCATAAAAAGAATGAGGTTTACATTAAGTTAGAATGTGAACCTCATATTTTGTATGAACTATCAGAATATTTTACATTTGAAGTTCCTGGTGCAAAGTTTAGTCCTCAAATGAGGAGTAAGCACTGGGACGGAATGATTCGTCTTCTCTCAGTTCATACGGGAGAATTATATGTTGGTCTTTTAGATAAACTTATTTCAAAACTGAATATACATGATTATACTTACGAGTTTGTAGAAAACAAATATTATGGTCTTCCATTTGAGTATAATGAAGAGATCTCAATGGAAGGCGTAAAAGATTACATGACATCTATTTGCTCTTTTTCTCCAAGGAGTTATCAAGTTGAGGGAGTATATAGTGCATTAAGGTATAATCGAAAACTATTGATAAGCCCCACTGCCAGCGGCAAATCGTTGATGATTTATTCTGCTGTAAGATATTATGTGGATAAAGGTAAAAAAATCCTTTTAGTTGTTCCAACGACATCTCTTGTAGAACAGATGTACAAGGATTTCCAGGAGTATGGTTGGGATGCTGAGTCATATTGTCACAAGATTTATGGTGGAAAGGAGAAATCAAATCAAGCACCAGTTACTATAACAACTTGGCAATCTATTTACAAGCTAGATAGAAAGTTTTTTGATGAGTATGAGGTAGTGATTGGAGATGAAGCGCACTTATTTAAAAGTAAGTCTCTAGTTAGTATCATGAGTAAATTACACTCATGCAAGTATAGATTTGGGTTCACTGGTACTTTAGACGGATCACAGACGCATAAATGGGTGTTAGAGGGTCTTTTTGGACCTTCATACAAAGTGACCAGAACTAAAGAACTTATGGATAAAGGTCATCTTTCAAAGTTAAATATTATTTGTTTAAACTTGAAGCATAACCCCCAAAAGTTTAATACATTTGAAGATGAAGTACAGTTTATTATAGGTAATGAAAAAAGAAACAAGTTTATTAGAAATCTAGTATTAAGTATTAATGGAAATACCCTTGTACTGTTTTCACGAATAGAAGGTCATGGAGTGCCACTGTTTAATTTAATAAATAGTTCTACCGAAGAGGACAGAAAAGTATTTTTTGTTCATGGAGGTGTTGATACTGCTGAAAGAGAAAAGGTCAGAGAAATAACGGAAAGAGAAAGTAATGCAATTATTATTGCATCTTATGGAGTATTTTCTACTGGCATTAACATAAAAAATCTGCATAATGTTGTCTTTGCTTCACCGAGTAAGTCTAGGATTAGGAACCTACAATCAATCGGAAGAGTGTTAAGAAAAGGCAATAATAAATCAAAAGCAGTTTTATATGATATTGCTGATGATTGTACATATAACTCACAAAAAAACTATACATTAAATCACTTCATTGAAAGAATAAAAATATATAACGAAGAAAACTTTAACTATGAAATAATCCCAGTTAACTTATCTCTATGATGGAAGAAGACTTTTACGCATCAATAAAATTTAAAAGTGGTGAAGAAGTATTTGCTAAAGTACTATCTACAGATGAAGGTGGAGAAAAACTATTAGTTGTAACTAACCCTGTTATTATTAAAGAAATAAGAACAAGACAAGGTTATGGATATAAAATAGAACCTTGGTTAAAGACTACTGATGATGATATGTTCATTGTTAATCTAGATGATGTATTAACCATTAGTGAATCTACTAATAGTGAAATCATTAAAATGCATACTTCATTTACTAGAAGATATGACAATGTAAAGAGATTTAATAATACAACTGGTATAACTAGAGAAATGGGATATCTCTCTAGTGTATCTAGATTTAAAAAAGTATTAGAGAATATCTATAATAATAGCTAAAGCTAATCTCAATCAAC